GTATGTTTGATTAGTAGAAGTAAATTCAGGTGGGTCTTTTATGTAATTTATTTGAACTGTATCTGCGGCAGCTGGTGTAGGTGCTACTATAATATTAAATTCATCCCAATTAGCATAATATTTTGGTTGTCCTTGTGTGCCTGTACCATTAAATTCAGATATAAAACTAGTATCTCTTTTTTCTAAAAAAGTTCTGTTACCACTTGAATCTAAATGTTCAACAGATCTTAAAACTAAAACATCTGACGGCATAGATACAGCTCTATTTCCTGCAGTAAAATTTGAATTTGCATATTTCCGTAAATCATCATAGTCAACCTTTCCTGCTACATCTAATTCAACGTTTCTTATAAATTCTTGTATTTGAGAATCTGACAAAACATTACTTGATACCTCTGTATAGTTTCGGACTTGTGTTAAAAAATCTGAATGTGTAATAGCCATTATGAAATACTTACCTCCACTTGTCCTATATTAAATAAAAGTTTTCTCCTTCTATTTTGTAAAGATGGATCTTCTGGAATCATGCTATGAATAATAGATGTAACCCCATTTCTTGTAATTTCAAAATCTTGTGTTTTAAATGCGAAGTCTCCAGGTAAAGATAAATTTGCGACACCAACTGAAGCACCACCTGAATCTGATATAGTAACATCATTTGAAAATTTTACTGATGGTTGTTGAAACTTCATGTTTCTTGTGTTTTGTAAGGCTATTGCATCAGCTGTGTTGTGTTTTCTTCTTATTTGAGGATGTTTAGGTTCAAATTCTGATATATGTACAAGAGAGCCATTCCACTCTTTTACCATTTCAGTGTAAGGAAAAGCCATACCTGATCTATCTGATATCGCTTGTGATCTTTTACCTGTTGCGTATTTTGCCATTACTTCCAACCTTTTTTAGCAAGTTTAGGTTTACCTTTTATTAAACCACCTGTAGATTTTTTTTCTCTTAAAATTTTATCGGGATAAATAAAAACACGATTTTTCATTTTTTTTAAACCTTCACTAGCTTGTTTATCTCCTCCAGCTCCCTTAATACCTAATTCTCTTTTTGAGATACCATACACTTTACCATCATCATCAACATAACCTATATCTCCTTTTCGAAATTTTTTTTTAGTCATTTTTAAACTCCACTAGGATAAAAAGATTGTGGCGTAATATATGTTGATGCTCTTTGACCATCTTCATCCAATGCTCTTTTTAATTGATCTTCATAAATTAATTTATTTTGTTGCACTAATTGTGGTGCATTTTTCATAGCTAGATAATACGCTAGTCCTGCAACCATACATGGTAAAAATCTAAAAACTACATCAGCTTCATTTGTATACACACCAGCATCCTCTATTCTTTTAATTACATAATATTTTAAAGTAGTATAAGTATTCAAATCTGGTGCTTGATAAAGATAGATTTTTGGAGTTGTTTCTCTTTCAACATAATATTGTGAGGGTTGCCCTGTTGCTAATTTATTAGGAAGTGCAGCATATGCAGATCTATCAATCTTTGTTAAAGATACATCTTGTGTATTTGCATTATTAGATGCTGCAGCAGTTGATGAAACAAAAGCCTCTAAAACATCACTCACTCCCGCACTTACACTATATTCTGCTTGACCAGAAACAAGAGCATTTTCATGAAGAGCCACCTTCCACAGGTGTATTCCTCTATTAGCCCACTCTGCAAATAATAAATTTAAACTAGTTCTTGCAGATTTAAGACTGTGACCACTAGTTGTAGTCATGCCACATCTTTCGTATGCCTCTTGAATTATTTCTTCTATTGAAAGGTCAAAACTAGTAGTCCCTGAAGTTGCCATTATTATCCTTTTTACGGTTGTACAATTTCTTAGATTGTATCACTTTTTGACTAAACTTTGAAGACCTTAGACTTTTTGCTATATAATTTGGCAAGGACACGTTTTTTCTTCTTTTTTTCATCTCTTGCGCCTCTTAATTTGCCTTCTACTTGTTTTCTTATTTGTGATCTACCTATTGGCATTATATTTCAAATTTTATGTTTAATGTTACTCTTCCCTTATCTTTATCAATTGGCCATGAACTATGCAACCACTTACTCTTAAATAATTTAGCTTGGCCACCTTGATCAGGATATTTTTGACCTTTTATTGTTGTCCCTCCATCTGTCGTGCTCAAATTATATACGATTGAAAATTCGTTATCAGCATTTCCATCTACGTGTTCTGTAGTTGATTGATCTCGGCAATAATAATTATACATTATTCTAGTTATATTATTATAATTAAAGTCTAGTCGTTTACTTAATTGATTTAAGATAACAAAACTGTAAACACTTAAAAGTTCATCATAGGGAATTTCTTGATGTTCATTTTTTATTTGATATGAAAAACCTGAATGTTGTTCAATATCAGTAAAAGTTTTATTTAATATAAAATCTTGTTCTGAGTTATAGTTTCTACCCTTGATTGGAGTCCTATCTAATTGAAAATGACCAAAGGTAAAAAGATGTTTTAAAATTTTTATATTATCTTTATAATGAAGAATATCATCCACTAAAATTGGGGATTCAATTGTGTTGAGATCCATTAAACTAAGTCTTTTGCCTTTCCTATGATTGGTTTATACTTAGTTTTACCTTCAGATTTATAAGCATGCAAGAATTGTTTTCTTGGTTGGTCAGCAACATAACTGCAGTGAATCCATCCCGAGTTGGGTTCACCCGGAGTGTAGAACTCGAGGATCAATTGATCTGGTTCAAGGTTTTTATAAATCCAATCAGCTAATTCAGCGTTGTCCACACCAATACATTCGAAATCGGCCGCCTCGGCTTTGGCATGTTGGCTGTTGACTGAGCTACCTATTTTTAGGCACAGCTGCTCGCTACGGAACCCGCTAGTCA